CCCCGCATTGGTACACCCACAGAGTACAGCGTTGGGTGGCTGGGTCTCCTTAACCCTCTTATCCCCTCCCAGCAGCTAAAGCCTCAATAATATATCTGACTTGGATGCTTACTGATGGGAGTGGTAAAGAGATTAGATTACTGACACAGGTTGGGGTATTCTGCTTTTGTCCTCACAAGTTACACAGAACCTACCTGTGTTGGTCTTGGCATATACATTACCCTGTTCCACTGGCTTCCCACAATAAGAGCATTTGAATTGTCTGGGTGCTATCTTGTGGTCTAAGATATAGTCTGTAATTCTCATTCTATCCCCACTACTAGAGTACAGCCCTAGACGTTAGTCCTATGACTATCATTATGATAATCAATACTATACTTATCTCAAAGCATATCCTGTCCCTTTTGAACATCCTCCTCCTCTGTGGTACTTCATCTTCCATACTAATTCATCCAGAAATCTTCTTCAATAACTGAATAGATGGGGTGAGTAGTCAGGACTTATAGGCTTTACTTAAAATCTAACAGGTCTGTATTGAGTTATCTTCTGGCGAATAGAGTCAGGTCGCCTTGTGTACTCTGCATCTAAAAACCTCAGAAGCATCCTTTCATCTGTGGCATATATGGTGATTGGCTCTGGCTCATCATACCATCCACAGATATAGGTTCTCCTTGCCTCATAGGGATAATAAACAATCTCTTCCTTGCTGAATGTCTTGGCATTCATAAATACTGTAGCAAGCCACTTATCCCTCTTTAGAGATTGTAAATCTTTATCACTCCAGAGTCTTACTGTAATTGACATCTTAGCTCCTCATACCATACCTGCTCTCACCCCATCTATTCAATTGTTAAAGTTCCTGATTCTTTTTCTACCTATGCTACCACTCTATCATACCCTACAGTGAATGTCAATAGCTAAAGCCCCCTACACTTACAATGCCCACAATTTCTTTAGAGTAAAAATAAGCTTTGGTGCTGACTTGAGGCAGCATTCATATCTACTTCAGTGCTATGATTGCTAGGTGATTGTTGGGTGATAGTTTGCCAGCTTAGCTTTGTGAGCTTTGGGGGATAATAAAAAGCCCCCCTTAGCTAGTATCAGGGGGGAATCTTTACATTGTGGTCTTGACTAAGTAGTCATTGCCATCGTAGCTATCTACTATGTAGTGGTGAGCTTCTAGTACTCTTCTAGCACTATCCTTGCCAGTAGCTAATCCTAGATATTCGCACGCTTCCTTGCTAGTCCTGAAGTTGCCTACTGGGATGAGTGTCATGCCTTCCCGCTTTGCGATGGTGATTGCCAGCTTTCGGGTGTTATCCCTAGCTCTGGTAGCTCCTACCTTTGCCACGTTCAGAGCTTTGTTGATTATCCAATCGCCCCAAGCCCATTGGTCAGTCTCTACCCTTCGGTTATCAAGCTCCTCACTTGTGATGGTTGGGGAGGTAGCTTGCAAGTCTTTCTTTTCGGCTTTGGTTAGTGGTCTGCTTACCTGATGCCAAGCCCGATAAATGTTGTGTACACCTTTGGGGGCAGATGGTAGGTCTAGGTTTGGCAAAAGCTCTGTGAACTCTGCCATAGCCTTAGCTTCAGCCATTGCCTTAGCATTAGCTTCTAGCCTAGCATTGATAAGCATGACTACTTCGGGCGAGTTGGCATTAGCTTGTGCCATGTCTTGCAGCTGGGATTCGGTTAGCAAGTCTAGTAAGATAGCCTGGCTTAGTGTTGTGTTGATAGTTTCCATTATCATCTCCTCCTTTACTTATTCTTATAAGAATAGTACAAGGCAGATGACAACTAGCATTATCAACCTTGCTTCGGTATTCTATTGTTAATGTACAGACTAGGCTTTATCCCTAGCGTAGCTAGTATATCATAGCTATCAAGCTTTGTCAAATTTAGCTAGGGGGTGTCCCCCCGATAGTCTGCGACCACCTACCGATGGCAAGGCGAAGTTGGACTTATGTAAAAATCCAGATTTCCCTAAAAATAGGCAGGATAAAGTACAATGAGAGTAATGTAGGTGATAGATATGGTGGTAATATTAGCAGTATATGTGGTAGTAGCCTGAGAATTTTGTAACATTTGCATACCCGCTTATTGCACTGGGAAAAAGCAGATGCCACCCTTGTGGGACTCTATACCCAATACCTAAGTTTGGTGGGAAGAACCGCACTAGCATCAACCACTTCTGACCTTTGCCGTGTCTTCTCTTCCAAGTTTGTCATCCTCTGCAGTAGTAACATCTGTTTATGGATGAACAGCACTGTCGTTTGCTCTCACAGAATTAGCCTGAGCACTAGACTCATCGCCTAGCCGACAGCCACCATAGACCTGCATAGCGTCTTGTTCGGTCACACCAGTCAATTATCTTAGCACAAAGTCTTTATTTTGTCAAGCCCCAATAGTTATCTTAGCTAATTGCTCCTCCAATTCCCCAACCTTGTCCAAGTTACCAGCTTTCCTATGATAAGTAATCAAAGATTTCATCCTGTGGATTTCTTTACCATTTTGATATGTCTTAGGTCTACCTCGCTTCTTTGGTTCTGTTAAAGAGGTTTTCCAATAACTATACTTATCATTAAAACTTGCAACTTTCCATTCAATGTAACATGGGTCAACATGAAAAATAAAACTCTTTCTAACTTTTCTCTCTCCCCACTTTACTGAGAAGAAGAGAGCAACATAGTGTTCCCCATAAGGTATATTTTCTTTACACCAATGGCAGAATAAACTATCATTCTTAGCTATACCAAACTTTAACATATTTCTCCTTTGCCTCTGTGCCTTTTCTTACTTGTTCCATGAATTGTATTGTGTGTGTCATTCTTTCCCCCTTTTTAAACTCTGTTGTAGTGTATACTTATACATATCTACTTTAATTGAAAGTCATATCTATTATTACCCCTAAGTGTAACATATTTATTGAAAGTTGTCAAGCCTTTTCCAATGTTTTTTGGGGAATTTAGGGGACTTGACAGAATTAATTAGAGGTGCTATCATCTTACTGTATGGATAATCTGCTGGATAGAATCAAAGCTATAACTGGTCGTAAGAGAACCTTCATACTTATGAGGGTATCTGGCTTGGATGCAGACCTAAGCATGAACTTGGTTGGTGTTGCCAAAGGAACCTATAATTCCTGGTTTAAGAATGAAGAATTTGCTACTGTTTACCATCAATTGCCTGAACTTATACAGAACTACCGACAAGAAGCAGTACAACTCCTCAGAAGGAATAACCAACTAGAGGCAGTCCTCTTGGAAAGTAAGATAATATCTAAGCTTAAAGAGGAGATAGAAAGTGGGCATTATGAGCTTTCTAAGACTCATTTAGCTCGTGAAGTATATTCAAAATTGATGTCCGACCTTGATACAGTACCACAGAATGTAAAAGTAATGTCTTCGAGTCAGCGTGTCCAGCAAATATTTACCAAGCAACCCGACCAGATAGAACAAGGAGAGATAGATGGCAAGTTTAAGGAAATTAGCAGCGAGTCGCTCCAACATTCGGAGGGCGACCTTATCACGAGTGGTGAACAAACCACTGATGAGACTACGAAGGTCACTGAGGAAGCAGGGGTTTAGCTGGAAATGAGGATGATACTGGTTGAATGGGATGATTCCTGTTCTTCATCTTCCTGGAAGTGTAGGCATGAGCCTGATAATATATCCCATTGTGTTTCTTTGGGTATCTTATTGAGGGAGGATGGTAAAGAAATAGAGGTATGTCCAAATATCAGTATGTTAGGTAATAAACTTCATAGCTTTGCCATCCCCAAAGGATGTATAAGGAGAATGAGGGTGCTATGTCTGAAGTAATCCCCAGATTAAATACTATTGACCTTGCAGCCAAGTTACTCTACATTGTTAATAAGAGGGGCATAGTTGTCCCCTATGTGTTCAATAAAGTTCAGAGGCAATTCCATGCTAACAAGAGCCTAAGAAATATTATCTTGAAGGCAAGGCAGGTAGGGATATCATCTTCTATCTTAGCAGATATGTATTTGACTTGTGTTTTCATTGAGCATTCTGCTTGTGCTGTAGTATCGCATGAGACCAGAGCTACTCAGAGGCTTCTTGACAGGGTACAGTTCTACCATGAGTCAATGTCAGAGCCAAAGCCTATGATTGGTGCTGAGTCAAGGTCTGAGAAGACATTTCCAGAGATGCACAGTAGTATCTATATTGGTACAGCTGGGGCAAGAGCCTTTGCAAGGGGGGATACCCTAACCAAAGGTCATTTATCAGAGGTAGCCTTCTATGAAGAGGGTGATAAGGTACTATCAGGTATCCAAGATGCAATCTCCCTCAATGGTGAACTAACGTTAGAAAGTTCTCCCAATGGAGAGAACAATGTCTTCTTTGAGACTTGGGTAAAAGCCAGGGAAGGCAAGAGTCCCTACAAGGCTTTCTTCTTTCCTTGGTGGTTAGATGATGGCTATCGAATATCTAAGAACCCACAAAACCCAGAAGTTCTTAATCTGCTACAACAACAGGACAGGCTTGAGCTAACTTATACTGACGATGAGAAGTTCCTTGTGGACACTCATCACCTAGATGAAGACCAGATACGATGGAGAAGGTTCAAACTAGCTGAGAAAGGTGGTCTCTTCTATGTTGAGTACCCAGAGAATGATGTTGATTGTTTTATTACAGTTGGAGACCCTGTGTTTGACCAGACCCTCTTGACAGACCTTGCCAATTTCTGTTATGATAGTGAGAGACATCCATTTGGATGGAACTACTGGATACCACCAATAGATAAGATGAGCTATGTTATAGGGGCAGATACAGCATCAGGAGCACCTGAAGGCAGTTATAGTGCTGCTGTTGTTATGGATAGTTTATGGAGAGTTTGTGCTACCTTCCAAGCAAGAATGGAGCCACATCAGTTTGCTGATGTCTTGAGAAGGATGGCAACTTGGTATAATAAAGCAGAAATAGCAGTGGAAAGGAACTTTACAGGGTATGCAGTATTGGAGCAGTTGAAAGACTATCCCAATATTACCCATCAAAGGGACTTTACTTCTGGTAAGATAACAACCCAGCGAGGTTGGTGGAGCAATGACCAGACAAGAAGCCTGATGATGACTATTACCAGGGAATTCCTGCCAAAGATTAAGATATGGGATTCAAACCTTGTGAGGCAACTTCGTAGCTACAGATATGTTAAGCTAAAGACTAAATATAGGGAGCAAGCACAGACCTATGATGATTTGGCTTTAGCTTTTATGATAGCAATTACTGTAAAAAAGACTGCAGGAGTTGCCAGAGGGTATCAAGGTTCGTACAACGACTGGGGGTGGTGAGATGCCTTATGCGGATATAGAGAAAATAGGAGGAAAATATGGCAAATTTGCTACAAGAGAATGAAATTAAACAGGATATAATTGTCCTGAAGAATTACTGGGGTCAGAGGAATAAAAAGTTCCAAGATTGGTATAAGGTACTTGTCTTACTTGATACACTATCTTCTAGAGGACTGGAATCCTATATCAGTAACGAACCTCAGACTTTCTACAATATGGCTCATTATCTGTTGACAAGGGGGGAATTATCCCATTCTATCCCTATCCAAGATGAGTCCTCTATTGAGCTAGACAAGAGAGCTATGGTAGATAGGGGTTGTAAATATATGTGGAGTAAAATAGATAGAGATAGGCAACTTGGTGGTTCTATGCCTTTCTTAGATGAGCTAGGTCATTATCTTCTTACCCTTGGTTGGCACTCAGAAGTCTTTTACTTTGACAGTACTACTGGTTTTATTACTGCCCAACTTTGGAATCCCTTTGATACCTACCCTAGATTTGCTGATAATAAGCTGGTAGGGTGTGTCCACAGTTATAAGGTAACAAGGGCAGAAGCAGCACTTAAAGCAGAAAAGAATGGGTGGAATTACAAGGAAGTTCCTGGTTCCCTTGCCACAGTAGAAGTTATGCTGGATGACTATTGGAGGTTGTACAAAGATACATTCTATAATTGTGTCTTGATTGATGGTAAGGCTGTGACTCCTTGGGTGGACAGACCAGAAATGAAGGTTATGGTTGCTCCAGTTGGGGGCTTTCCTGATAAAGGTAGTCTAACTCCAAGGGGTATGGATTGGAAGAGACTTGCAGGTAGAGGTATCTTTGAGGTCAATGAGTCAGTGTCTCAAGCCTTCAATAAGTGGCAAACAATGATAACTCAGATACTCAGGGATACTGCTCAGCCAGTGACTCAAGAGTTTAGCCAGAGTCCACAGGCTACCCCTGAGCAACTAAGGGAAAGAGGTGCTCTCTTTCACTATGCCCCAGGAGAAGCAGGACTACAAAGACTCCCTCCTGCAGCTATTCCCATAGAAATCCAAGCTCACTTGATGGAGATGAAGAGGGAGAGTCAGAAGGGTAGCTTCAATGATGCAGTTTATGGAATGGTAGCTGGTGAGTCAGGCTATGCCTTATCAGCATTAGCTTCAAGCTCAGCTAACCAAATCCTTTATCCTTTCATGGATGCTAAGCACTTTATCATTAGTGAAGTTGATAAGTTCTGGCTATTTAATCTTAAATCTTCCAAGCGTGTATTCAATGTGAAAGGTAAATTCCTGGAGAAGTTGAAGCCAACAGACATCCCTGATGATGTTAATATCATTGTGGAATCAGATGTTGCTACCACTAAAGACCTCTTGGAGAGAGGAACAATAGCTACCTATCTAAAGGACTTCCTTGATGAGGCTACTATTATAAAAGAGGTCTTAAAGCAGAATGACCCACAAAGAATTATCAGGCGTAGAACTATTGATAGAATGTTAAATTCACCTACTGCTCAGCTTATAGAACAAATAGCTGGATTTAGAACTCATGCTGATTATCTTGACTTTAATGGTGATAAAAAGCAGGCAGCCCTATTTAGAAAGGCTGCAGATGCGTTAGAAGCTCAGCTGGGAGTACCAGCCCCTGGACAAGGAGGAGCCTCCCAAATGACTCAAGCTAATATTGCTAGAGAGGCAGCTGGTGGAGCAGCGACTCCTAAGACTACAGCAGGTGTAGCCCCTCCTGAAGCAACAGCTGGGTTTACCCCTCAAGCTTTAAGAAACATGGTCGGAAGAGGAAAGGTAATAAGAGGTTAATATGGAGAATATAACAGCACTACCACCATTCCCAACTACCTGGGGAGAAGAAGAGCAATCACGCTTAGATGCCCTTAAGAAGCAGAAAGCTCAGATGGAGCAAATCTATGCTCAGAAGTTTACTCCTGAAGCATGGGCTAAAGTACCTGCTATTGAAAAGGTAGTTAGGGGGTTTGTTTCTGGCACTGCTTTTGAACGCCCTATTGCTTTATTTACTCCTTGGCGATGGGGGTATGATTATGGATTAACCCCTGAGATAGCTGCTGACAGACTAATAGGGGTAGAAACTGAGTATAAGGAGCTTCTAAGAAAGCAGACAGTTCTTGACCAACTCCCCTTCATTGAGAAGAGTCTTGAGTATCTTGCTTTGCTAGGTACACCTGTTACAGATTCAACAGAACTAAAGCAAAGGTTTCAAGAACTTAATACGAACTTCAATGAGGATGAGCTTGCTTGGGTTGCTTCTTATGCACAGAGATTAGCTCAGATGTCCAGAGAGGATATTCTCAAGAAGGTATCAACTGGGCTCCCAACCACAGATAAGACTATTGAGGAGTGGTTATCATATGCCCCCACTAAGATAAGTCCTACACAGCTATTAAGCTCAGTAGCTTTCTCCCAGAACAATGAGGAGATAGCTAGAGCACTTCAAGCAGCTTATCCCCCAGCTACTGCTTCACTTACTACCGATGAGCAGATGCAACAGCGTATCAAAGACCTCCAGGACTTGCTTGCAAGTCTTGGTGCTCCCCAAGTAGAGGGGGAATCAATGGAAGCTGCCCTCCAGAGAGCCAATGATATGTTAGCAGGAAACAGGACTATTATGCCCCTTGACAATAATAACAATCCTATCATAGACCCTGCTACCAATACTACTATTACCTACAGAGTGGATAAGGATAACAATGTATGGTTTGGCACTAACCTTATGGGCTACTATGATGAGCCAAATGAAAGAATAGTTCCTATTTCTTCTGTTACAGGGGAACCAGTTCTTATAGACGAACTAGCCTTATCAACTGATGTGACTGAACCATCACAAAAAGTTTTTTTACAGCCTATGCCTCCTGATTGGACTGGTACTACTGTAGCTTGGATAGAGCATCAAATAGGTCGTAAATTAACAGATAAGGAACTTATGCTTGGAGACCCAATACCTGAGTTAGGTGGGCGTCGTTTTAGCTCACACATGTTGGCAGTTGCAGAGAGAGGTGGAGAGGTTTTACCTACAGAGAAGATTTCACTCGCATCCATTCTTAGAACATTTGGGCAAAGTTTACGCCATCTTCCTCGGCAGTGGGCAGCAACAATATTGACAGCGATGCAAGGTAAGGTAGGTTGGGATGGAGCAAGTGTAGTCAATAAGGATTGGGCAGATAAGTATATTGATGAAGCTAACGAAGATATTGATAAGTTCGTTCAGGATGTTGCTGTATCATATCCTGATGCATCGTTTATGGTGGAAGTAGCTCAATCATCACGCAATTTAGCCTAT